ACCAATCACACCACTCAGTCACCTGGTGCTCGGACAGACTCACTTCCGCACGCTCGCCATCAGCCACCAGTGGCGCGACGACGTAACGACGGTGAAGATGATACAGTCGCTCATCCTGATATAAGATGAAGAAGAAGTAGAAGAAATAGAGGAGGAATAATATGGAAAGTCTTTCAAGAGATAAAGTGCTAAGATGGGTTAGAGGTCAACAGTCACAAGGCGGGAGCAGTGGCGATGGCGTGAGCGTCGATCTCGCCGGCTATGCCACGCAGATATGGACTGAACAGAACTACGTCGGTAAAGAGTTCTTCAGCAGTCTGTTTAAGGCGTACGATGCCAACGGAAACGAAGTGCTGCCGAATGACACAGATACGACCATCGACAACATCAAGGCGATGTTCGGCTTCTGGACGGATTTCTATGTCAGTGCCCTCGGTACTGGCGGTCAGCAGTCGGTCGATCTTCGCCTGGCTCAGTTGGCCGATGTCAACGTGGCTGGTGTTACAGCGGGGCAAGTGCTAACCTATTCGGTTGACCCTACCACTCAGGAAGGAAAATGGGTGCCCAGCACACCGCAGGCTGGCACAGACATGGCCACCGTATGGTCGAACCTCGCAGCCAACGGCAATCAGCAGATCAACTACAGCCATCTCTCAGGAGCCGTCAGCCTGAGCAATGGCACTATCACCATCGGCTCTTCAAGCATTACGCCCATCACCAGCCATCAGAGCCTCGCAGGCTACGCCAAAGAATCGTGGGTCGGGCAGAACTATCTCCCACTGGCAGGTGGCACCATCACGGGAAGCCTCACAGTTAATAATACACTATCAACTGGAGGAAACACCACAGTTGGCGGTGACTTAACGGTAAACGGTGGTGACTTAACGGTCAATGAACCAGACGTAGGTGGTGCATCTGCAATATGGTTCAAGTCGAGAGGTACAACATACGGAAATCTCCGAGTAAAATCAAGTAATGGAGAATTTTATTTCTACAATGGTGAAACTCGCGACGGCCAATCCTCAGTATGCGTAAATGCAGGTTGGTTCTATGCGTATGGTCAGGTGACGGCACTATCTGACGAACGGAAAAAGAACGTGGTTGGCGAGATCAAGTTGACCATAGAACAGATAGCACAGGCGCGGGCTGTGGAGTTCTATTGGAATGACAAACGCGACACTGATCTGCATGTCGGCTCTATCGCCCAGGACTGGCAGAAGATTCTTCCGCAAGCAGTATTTGAGAAGGACGGAGAACTCTCGATGGACTACTCCGTGATCGCTCTGATGTGTGGCATCACCATCGCCCGCAAGGTGGAAGATCACGAGACGCGCCTGCGCCGGTTGGAAAAAATGTTCGCACTTAATGAAAATGATATAGAAGATTAGAATATGGCACACGGAACAGATATAATTACCACCCCGGTCACCATGCCAGCCGACCTTGCGGCGGTATTAGGCATTGCAGGAACCGACCTTGCAGCAGCCTGCCAGTCTGGTGCTGTCAACAAGTGGGCAAAGAATAAGCCTATCAGGTTCGCAAAGGCGGCGCAGCTCACAGAGCAGGATAAGATAGCAGCCAACTATGGTATCGCAGACATCCCCACATGGACGCGACTCGATTACATGTCCATCTATCTTTTCAGCTCAGACAAGGGCAGCCTTCAGAGCGTCTATTGGCCTGAGTGTGATATTGCTAAGGGTAATCTGTCGCTCGACTATTGGGTATATCTGCAACCGCAGGGCGGTACATCGCAACCATTCAGACTAAGCGATTTCGAATACTATTATCACGGCGCAGAAAAACCTATCGGAGAAATGCCGTCGGCAACGGTTGAAATACAGCCTATCGGTACGATGCGCATCGTGTTCAAGATGGGTGCGCAATCAAACTACACCCTGAAATTGAGCGACCTTACATGGCCAGGCAGTGCGAGCTACAGCATCGGCAATATGTATTTCGGTGTGTTGGCTAAGCAGAAGACAGGACTTGGTTCTGGAAGCACCTACGCGGCTATTCAGAAGAGTGGCGATACCTTTATTAAGATGAGCGAGACCACAGGCACGGGATTTTGGGTGGAGTTTCCTGGTTCATTCGTGTCAGCGAACTGGGAAGGTACGTGGAACATCTATCCCATCATCTCATCGGTGGCGTTCGATCCAACGTCTCAGCTGTCACTCTATAATGGTAACAAATTTATCGCGCCCCTGCCATTCCACTCTAAAAACATCACCGTCAGCATCAAGTATGCTCAGGTACTTATTACTAATGCCGTCGGCTATCGCGATCCGCAGAGTCAGCAGAGATATGTTCGCGTAGTAATCACCTTACAAAATACAGAGAGCGTGCCACGAAATTATGTTGTAGATGTAAAACTCTACAACAATCAAGGTGTAGAACAGACTGGTTACACAGGTCGCGATACTGGCAGAATAGACGCAAACACAACCACTAATGTGACGGTTACGATCTATGTCGCACAGATATGGAGTTCACTCTATGGTGGTTATTTCTCAGCCACATCAAATATAGATGTGTCGCTTGAAACCGTAAAATTCTACCGTCAGAGTTCGTGGGGTCAGACCACATTATTAGAAGATTTACCAAGATAATGAAAATATGAATCAGAAAGAAGAAATGTACAATGAAGGCGGTGGTGGTGCTGGTGGTGCCCGTCCGCAGAGTGAGAAAGAAAAGAGTTACGGCTGGGCGAAGTGGGTAGCCTTTGGGATCGTCATCTCAGCCCTGGCCGTTGGCTTAGTATTAACATTTATAAAGTGAGGAAATATGAACAAGAAAGTGGACTTTTCTCAGATTGAGGTCGAGATGATCGACGGCAAGATGGCCAAGGCTGACCTTCAGCATGGCGAGAACGGACTTGGCAATCAGATTTATATGCAAGCCCGTGAACTGAAATGGAAAGACCTCGGCAGAAAGATTTATTATGCTGAGGGTGAAGTGGAAATCAGCGATGAGGAAGAGAAACATATTCTCGACTTCATCAAGCCCTGGAGTCTCGTGCTACAAGAGGGCATCAAAAGAGCGTTGGAGACATAAAACGTTTTCATCATAGTGTTATAATTAATATTTGTTTTAGTTGAATTTTTGAGTTTATGGGCGACGGCGGTCGCCCTTTTTTTTGTGTAGTAATCCCCGAACACCATTTCAGCCGATAAGCAGAAGACAAAAAGAAAATCAATATGGATGATAAGAAAAAAACTGGCTTGAAGTGGCTGAGTATTGATGCCATCCACGCACACTGCCGTATCGACTTCAACTGCGAGGACGCAGAACTGGAGCAGATGGGCATCACAGCCGAGCAAGCCATCCTCGACCTCACGCGGCGAACGTATGAGAACTTCATCGATACCTATGGCCGCATACCTGACCCCATCTTCAATGCCTCGCTGTTGCTGGTGCAGAACCTCTACAACAACCGCGACGCTGCCGACACGCAGAAGAAAGAGGCATCGCTCTACGGCTTCGACCTGTTGCTGAAGAACTATATGGTGCTGACGGGTGGCACACCTATCCAGGTGGAGCGCGACGGGTTGCTGGATAAACTCACGGTGGTGATGACCGAGTTTGACTTTGACTTCGGGGAGATCTCTGAACCGAGCGAGGAACTGGTGGAAGCCTACGACACACAGCGGCGCGACATGGCAGCACTTTACAACCGCTATGCCTTCATCAAGCAGCCGACATCGTACATCTGCAAGAAATTCCGTGAGGCCATCGCCAAGGCGAAGGAAGACTGTGATAAGATCATCAACCAAACGGATTAGGCTATGGGATACAGTGCAGGATTCTTACACGACGTGATTCAGGTGCTCAACCGCAAGGAAGCGAAGACCAGTAAGTTCGGTATCGACGGCAGCGGTGTGGAGTGGGAAGAAGGCCCGTGCCTTCACGCCAATGTGGACTATGCGCGAGGCAAAGCGGCCATGAATGCCGGTGCCCTCGATGCCTATGCGGTGAAGATCGTGCGCATGAGGTGGACGGATGTCTTCAACGAGCGCAGCCGAGTGAAGTATCTCGACAAGACCTATCAGATCATCCCCGAGACATGGAACGCAAACCACCGCGAGAACACGCTGCAATTCCTGATGCAGTTAATTGTAAACGATAAATAAAAAAGGAACTATGGCAAAACAGAAGACAATCGCAATCATCCATTTCAACACCCCCGAACTGACCGAGGCTTGCATCCTGAGCATCAGGAAGCAGGGCATAGACTGGCCCGTTGTGGTGTTCGACAACAGCCGCGAGGTGACGTGGCCTGCCGGTGAAGGTATGCCGGAAAGAACCATCGAGGCGCACCCGTTCACCAGACGGATGAAGGGCGTAAAGGTCATCGACAACACCAAAGGTCAGGTGATAGACTTCGAGAGCACCTTGGCGGCTTTCCCGAATAAGACGCAGGCTCATGCCGCCGTCAACGGCTGGGGAAGCGACGTGCACATGATGACCGTTGACAAGCTCTTCGACCTGTTGCCCGACGGCTTTATCCTCGTGGAGAGCGACGTGCTGATCAAGGCCGACATCCGGCAGATGTGGCGTGAGGAGTATTCGTTCACTGCCTACGTGCAGAAGCAGCAGCGCGGCAATAAGTTCGGCATGGGGCGCATCCTGCCCATGCTGTGCTACCTGAACGTGCCGAAATTCAAGGCTGAGGGCGTGAGGTACTTCGACCCCGATAGGTCGTGGATGTTGCATCCCGACGAGAACGACAAGCGCAACTGGTACGACACGGGAGCATCATTGCTCGAAGACGTGCTGACACACCGTCCGCGACTGAAAGGCTTGCATGTTGACATTCGCCCGATGGTGGAACACCTGGGTGGGGCATCTTACAGCACGCTGAAAGGTCAGGCCGAGTGGCTGACGCAGCATCGCGCACTATGGGAAACGGAGAAAACCGCAGGTAAACCCAAAACCACAAAACGCACGAATAGTAAAAAGGAATAAGATATGAGTTTTTTCAGTAATCTTTTCAGAATGGCAACGCCCGAGAACGCCATCATGGTGCGCGAGGCGACTCCCACACCAGGAGTGCCCAGTAGCACCATGCCACCAGAACCGCAGAAGCCGCAGGGTGCCGACTACATGGAGCGCATTGCCTACACGCGGTCGCCGCAGCAGGCTTTGCTCGTGGCGGTGGTCTATCAGGCTGTGCGCCTGCGCTCAGATGTCATGTCGGTGATGCCGGTGCAATACCAGAAGAAGGACTTCGTGGGCGGCAACTTCGTACAGGATATGCGCGGACTGGGTAAGCGCATCAACTATCTGTTGCAGGAAGAGCCGAACCCCATCATGACCGCTGCCGACATGTGGCGGCTGGTGGAGATCAACCGACTGCTCTACGGCAATGCCTTCGTGTATATCGAGCGCGACGAGTTCGATTTCCCCGCACGCCTGTGGCTCATCAAGACGTGTGGTTACAACATCGACAACGCCACCTATGCCAGCATCGTGTATCTGACCGACCACGGCTACGTGACGAAGACCAACGTGCCAGCCTCTGAGGTGATGCACTTCCCCAACACCTTCCGCTATGCCAACGGCTGGGGCATCCCGACGCTTCAGTACGCCAACGAGACGCTGGCACTGAACCGCACCATCAAGCAGCAATCGTTAGAGACAGCCGCAAAGGGCGGTCGCATCAAGGGTATCATCAGCGAGAAGCAGCCGACGCAGGGACAAGGCACACTGGCCTTCGGACTGCTGAACCAGGGCGAGGTACAGAAGACCGCACAGGAGATGCAGAAGATGTTCTACACAGGTCAGGACATCGTATCGATGCACGGCCTTGAACAGTTCCAGAACCTGTCGATGACCAGTCAGGATATGCAGATGTTCGAGCAACTTGGCGGAACTAACGACGACGCGGCAAGATTTTTCGGTACACCGCGCCCGCTGGTCATGCTCGACACCAACTCGCACTACAACGACTACCAGAACGCCACGATGGAGTTCCACACGCGAACCATTCTGCCGCAGAAGACAGGCAACGAAAAGGAGATCGCCCGCAAGCTCATCGGCTTCAAGGACTACGGCATCAGACGTATCCACATCTGCGAAGACCCACTCATGGCAATGGATCCAGAGCGTCGGGCAAAGGTGGCACTGATGAAACTACAGGCAGCCATCGCCACGCCGAACGAGATACGTGCCGAGTTTGACATGCCGACGGTAGAAGATGGCGACGTGCCAATGGCATCGGCAAACCTCATGACGCTGAAGGCTCTCATCGCCAAGAGCGATGCAAGCACCCAGTTGAAGCCCGGCAACTACACCGTGGGAGAACCGCCAGCAGACGAAAAATAAACTGGCATAAGCCAATTCCGAAACTACCTTAAGGTAATCTCCGAACTACCTTATGCTGATTAAAATTTGACACGATATGACACCAAACCCGACAAAAGAGGAAATCGACGCTCTGGAGCGCGAGATTCAGCAACAGAGAAAGAAACGCGAAAGCCGTGTGCATCGCGCAGTAAACCCAGGACGCTAAAACGCCCGATAAGTAGATAACATTTTCAAATGTAAAACGAGATATGACAAAACAGGTAAGATTTATCCCAACCAATGACTGCGGCCTGCAACTGCGCGAGCCACAGGAGGGGCAGCAGGAGAGCCGCGAGATTGAGGGCCGTCCGATAGTCTTCGGCGTGCGCTCGGTCAACCTCACACCCTGGAGCTCCACACGCAAGGTGTATGAGATTCTGGAGCCTGGCTGCATCAGCCGTGAACTTCTGGCGAAGTCCGACGTGATCCTGAATCTTAATCACTCGAACATGGTGCCCGACGTGCTCGGTCGCTTCCGCAACTCGGACAAGGACACCCTCTCTCTCGAACTCCGTGGCGACGGTATCGACTGCCGCTGCGACCTGCCCAAGACCAACAACGCCAACGATGCGCTGGAACTGATGAAGCGCGGCGACATCACCGGCATGTCGTTCGCCTTCGAGGACGACTGGGAGGACTCGGAGAACGGCGTCAGTTACGAGAAGACCAACGACATCGAGGACGGCAAGGAGGTATGGCTGCGCCACGTGAAGAAAATCACCGGCCTCTATGATGTCGCCATCGTCACCCACCCCGCCTACGAGCAGACCAACGTCGGACTGCGTGAGGCATCGGAGGCTATCGACAAGGCGATTGAGGAGCAGCTGAAGCGTGAATGTGGTGGCAAGGACGAAGACAAGCGCGACGACGACCCCGACGACCACGATGACCCCGACGACAAGGGCGAGACCGACGAGGAGCGCGAAGCCCGTGAGAAGGCAGAGCGTGAGGCCAACGGCGGCGAGACCAATGCCGAGAAGGAAGCCCGCGAACAGCAGGAGCGCGAAGCCAACGGTAGCGAGACCAACGCTGAGAAGGAAGCACGCGAACAGCGCGAACTGGAAGAGCAGGAGCAGCGTTTCCGCGAACAGCAGGCAATGCGTCTGCGCCATCGTGCCATGCGTCTGCGCACCGAACAGGAATTAGAATCACTTAGTTATTAACCCTTATAAAAACGTTTTTGTATGAAAGAAATGACAAAAGCACAGATTCAGGAGCGTCAGCTCGCTATCTGGAATCGTATCGACGAACTCGACGAGGCAGGCAAGACCCGCGAACTGACCGCCGAGGAAGTTAAGGAACAGCGTGAACTCGTTGACGAGTCCGCTAAGTTGTCAACCCGTGCAAAGGCTCTCGCCTCTGGTGCCGAGCTCGCAGCCATCAAGAGCCGCGAGGACAAGGGCAAGGAGTTGCGCGAGATGATTGCCGACTGCTTCACTCACAAGCGTGCAGCCAACGCAACCACCATCCTCGCCAACGCCATCACCTCCGGCGACGACCAGAACAAGGAGGCCAACCTCGAGGCTGGTGGACTGATCCCCGTGGAGATTAAGCCCATCATCGACACCAAGGTTCCCGGCATTGAACTGCCCGACGACCTGAAGATGTTGACTGGTGTGACTGGAACACAGGTTATCCCTTACTCTATCAACGACGTGAAGTTCACCGTTGAGGGTGAGGTGACCAAGGTAGCAGAGCAGGCTCTGAACTTTGCCAACATCACCACCTCTCCGAAGCGTGTCTGCGCAAGCGTTCCCGTCAGCCGTCGTGCCGTGGCTCAGGCTGCATTCGACATCATCGGCTTCTTGACCTTCAAGTTCACGAAGGGCTGGGCTATGTTCCGTGCTCTCCACGTTTACGCTCATGGTGACTACCGCGACGTTATCGGCCCATTCGCTACCGTGACCGTCAAGGAGCTGACTCTCGACCAGAACATCGGTAAGAACCTCGCCAAGGAGATTGCCGACATGTACGACAAGGGCTTTGAGGGCGACCCCGAAATCATCATGGACAAGGCCACCGAGGTTGACCTGAAGTTCACGAAGCTCATCCCCGGCACCACCGACAGCAACCGCACCGTCGTACAGGATGGCCAGTGCGTAGGCTACCGCTACAAGGTATCTCCGTACATCGACTACTCGATTGCCTCCAATGGCGTTGCCACCAAGGACAAGGTTGGCGAAGGTGACGCAGCCGTTCCCGTCCGCTACATCGGTATCGGTCACTTCGGCTACCTGAACGAGCAGGTGTACGCTGATGGCATCGAGTTCAACGTGGACGGAACAAGTCAGGAAAACTTTGACAGAAATGTCATTGCCCTGGGTATGGGATTGGACTACAGCCTTGTGGAACTCAGTTCTAAGGTTAACGGCAACACCAACAACAAGCCCCAGGCCTTCAAGCTCATCAAGCTCGTTGAGCCCGCATCGTCTAACGAGATCGGCGGCTAAACTCTCTCAGACTCTCAATTCTCTGGGCTTAGTTCCTGTGGCGGTCGCCCTCAATGCAAAAGCAAAGACCGTGTGACCGTCACTCCCCAGGGGAGAGAGATGTATCAAATCAACAATTAACAGAGTAAGCAAATACAGAACATGGGACTGCTGACTGATTCTTTCTTCATCAGGGCTATCAAGTCGAACAGCGAGCTGTTGGCGAAGTTGCCTGCGGGTGATATCTACAACAACGTGGCTGATCCTGACTACGACATGGAGAACGTGGAACTGCCCTACATCGTAGTGAACAACGACGGTGGCAGCGAAGGCGACACCACAAAAGATTCATGGAGTGAAAGCACCGAAGACAAGGTGAACATCAGCATCCTGATGGTGTGCCGCAGCCGCCAGGAACTGGCAGACATGACGCTGACCATCCGCAAGACGATCAGCGACTTCATGAAAGCTACCTGGCAGCGCATAAGCGAAGGTACTCCCGAGGAGGGCGACGAGATCGCACCGATTCAGTATGAGTTCAGTTTCAGCGACATCGCCTACATCATGGATAAGCCGGCGCATCGCCAGATGTTCTATTATAATTGCACGACTCCAAACGAAATCTTTATTGACGATGAGCAAGACGACTGATAAAGAACAGCCGGCACATGTGGCTGAACTGTTACTTAACGGTACAGCCGTGCTCGAAGCACCCACCACTGAGGCATTGGCCGGAATGGTCAACGACATCCCTGCCGACTGCAAGTACAGCGTCGGTGCTGTGGGACGCAAACAGGACGGCAGTGCTTACACACTCAGAGTTGACTTAATCAAAAATTAAAACGATATGGCAACATTAAAAGGTCAAAACTTTCGTATCTGTATTTTCGACGCAACAGCCGAGAAATACCGCGTGATAGGCATGTCCACGGGGTGCCAGATTACGCTCACAAACAATACTGATGACGGTAGCCACAAGGATATTGTGGGTGCTGCTGCAATGCCTACGGTAGTCAGTCGGAGTTGGTCAGTGTCATGTGACTCATTGGATGTCTCCGATGCCGCCGCGATGCTCACCGCCATCAAATCGATGCAGCCCGTCACCCTGATGTGGGACGAGACCAGCACCAGCAACAATCAGACCCGTGAAAAGGCTGCTTTTGCCCGCAAAGGCTCTGCCTATATGAACGACGTAACCTTCAATTTCAACGATCGGGAGAATAGCACAAAGGCTCTCCAATTCGCAGGTAGCGGTGCGCTCGAAACCGTTGGAAGCAGTGAGGCTGTTGAGATCATTCCATTGGGCAGTTACACCAAAGGTCAGTATGTTCGTCTGTTTCTATCGAGTGACAACACAGCAGCACCTTCTGCCGTCATAGCAGCTGCCAAGCAGCTCAGTCTGCATGTCAGCCTGACGCTGGAAGACGCAAGCACCAAAGACACTCCAGGAAACTATCAGGTTCAGGAGCCGACTGGTATCAGCTACGACATTTCATCTACTGCGCTCATGCGTAGTGGTGAGACGATCACCGAGCAGGTGCCTGGCAAGACAGTTGCAGACATCGAGGCATTGCACGAGGCTGGAACGCCTGTGAAGTGGAAGATCGCAAACGTTACTGGCACTAACCAGCGTACTGCGTCAAGTACGATTGTCAGCGGTTCTGTGATTCTGACCACACTCACCTTGAACGGTCCCAACCGAGCCAATGCCGACTACACCGCACAAATGAACGGCTACGGCGATTTCACGGTGGCCGCTTGAAACCTCTCATTGCATACAATTTATCCATTGTACTATATTATTTAAGACGTTAAACAATCCGCGCCCAGCCTTGGCCCTCATCGGCTGGCTGGGCGTTTTAATTAAAAAGGAACTATTATGAACCCCAGAAGAACAATTCAAATCACAAGAAAGAACGATGCAGGCGAGATCGGGCAGACGGAAGTGAAACTGCTCTATTGCGCGGCATCAGAGACAGGATTCCAGACGCTCAGTGGCGTTACGATGGAAGTTTTCACACCAGAACTCGAAAAGAACGAGGAAGGAAAATGGATCATGAAGGCACCGCCCAAGGCTACCGACATGAACTACATCCAACTCTCTCTGGCTTGCATCATCGCAGCCTACGAATGCGATGGCGAGGAACCACCCATCAAGAGTGAAGACCTGCTCTATCATGCAAGCCGTGAAGAGGTGCAGAATCTCGTGACTACTGTATTACAGATGCGCAACGAATGGATGGAAGTGCCGAGCACCATCAAACCTGAGATGGAAGAGCGTGAAGGAAAGGGTAAGCGAAAAAACGTCAAAACGCCTACGAGACCTTCAAAGTCGTAGTAGGCGAGATCGGGCGCGACAGGCATGAGTATCTCTATGAGATGAAGTGGTGGGAAATACTGCTCATCATCCAGGGCTACCGCCGTCGCAACGTGCTTCAGTATCAGTTGCAACGCATACAGGCTTGGGCTTCCGCTTTCTGTATGGGCAATAAAGAAGGCAAACAACCGCAAGACTTGGTTGATTTGTATATTGACCACTATATCGAAGAAAGCGAGGAACAGCTGACGAAAGAAGAACAGGCAGACCTGCTGGCAGACATTGCCGCTGAGAATGCGCGAATCGCAGCAGAACGACAAAAATAGGGGAGCCACTGCTCCCCTTCATTGTCTAACTCTTAAATCATAAACATATGAAAAACATAAAAACGGTACAGCCTCACGGCTCACCATGTATGTACGTCGTCCTCACCCCATGCATCGTCGGCTGTCAGCGTGAACGCCTTGGCCGTGCCGAGAATGCCACCAGAGTAAGAGGTGGTGATATTCCGTTTTAGTGGCACATCTTCAAGCGAAACCTGACCAAGCACGGATTCGTCTGAAGCCGTGAGCGTGGCGGTGATGTCTGTCTGCCAATCTGCTGACGGCACGAATCCGAAGAACGAAACCATCAACTCACCGCTGGTGCCGATATAGTTGGAAGGGATGGTGACAGGTCGCGGATAGTTCGCCTGAAGTCCGACACCTGCGCCAGTGGTATAATTGATGCCATAGTACCATTGCGATGGTGTCACGGTGAAAACTGCGGCGTTTGCAGGCACTTCGTCGGTGACGGTGATTTGCAAGCGTGTGGCGACACGACCGATCGTGACAGCCTGAGACGCAGAAGAACTTGGTGCAACGGTTATGTTGGCAGTCGCCCAATAGGTGTCGGACGGTTTCGCCCAGGTAATCGTCTTCGCTGAAGTGTCGGTGTTCGGTGTCGTGCCACGACTCGCTACGAAATAAAGCGTGTGCGCACCATAGTTCATCGCAGCAGAGATAGAGCCGAATCCGTCATCGGTACTCGACTGGTGGATCGTCTGCTGCAACTCATCGCCAACGTAATCAAACATCCACAGGTCTGTGAGACTGAGCGATGTAATCGCAGCGCGTGTCATGGCCTTCGTCTGGAAGGTGTCACCAAAAGTGAATGTGATTGTTTTCTTCTCCATGCCACTCGGCTTTTCAGCCTGCGGTTCTTCACTCGTACATGCAATCGCGGTCAGCATCAAGGCTGCTGCCAGGCCCATTTGAAACTTTCTCATAGTAAAAATGTTTTTGAATAGTAAATATTTAAGGGTAGGGCGACACACATCGTCGCCCTTTGTCCTTTTCAGTCGAGCCGACGGATATACACGAATCCTGTGTAGAACTTATGCCCATCGTCTTCATCTTCGCACTGTTCGATAAAAGCCGTGCAACGGTACGGAAATTCGTTGGCGGTCAGAGAACACACGAGGTCGGTCTGTCCGCTTGGGATATAGCCGAGGTGGTGACGGTCTTCTGCCACAATCTTAATAGCATCGGGGTCATACTCATTGTCTGGCTCTGGAACCAAGGCACACTCCACGCGCCCGACATAACGGCTGATGCCCTGTCGGTGGTTGATGCCAGCAATCTTCAGAATGCGCAGGTTGTCGTAGATCGAAAGCCAACCGCCATCAGCACGACGCTCCGGCAACGGCCCCGTGTAAGAACCTGATGCAATCGCACCAGGCACAAACTTATCGCCAACGATACCAGCCTGGATGCAAGCCTGAATGCGTCGAATCTCCGTTTCGATATCAAGCGGTTGATCATCTTCACGGTTGTCTTGATCCTGTAACTTCGCGGCAGCACTTCTGTGTGAGTCAAAATAAATAAAAGCAAGGGCCGCGCCCACAATTAATAATGCAAATAGAAATAATGTCATAGTTTTAATATTTTAGGGTTTAACTTGATTTTTCATTTCTTCGGCAATGCGCTCGAAATCGTCGTGGATGTCAGCGGCCACGATCTTCGCATACCGTTGCGTCTGGGTGATGTTGGTATGTCCGAGCATTTTTGACACGTGCTCGATGGGCACACCATGCCGCAGCATCCATGTGGCGAAGGTGTGACGTGCCATGTGACTATGCAGCGGTCTCTCGATGCCACAAGCCATGCCGAGAGCCTTCAGGCAAAGGTTGTAGTCGGAATTGTCAAGGCGGGGCACTTTCCAGTTGTAACGCTCCAGGATAGCCACCACGGGCGGCAACAGCTGCGAGGTGTACGCCACGCCCGTCTTGATCCTTTCACCCGTATTCTTCCAAACGCCGTCGATTAGTTTGTAGTCCCCGATGTCAAACGTCTGCGTATCAGAGTAGGCAAGCCCAGTATATAACTGGAACACAAACAAATCCCGCGCCATAGCCATCTTCGAGCCCTGAACTGGGTGCAGACTCTCGAAAGCCTTCATTTCCTCATCCGTCAGGAAGTCGATACGCTCACGGTCGCCACGCTTAAACTTTCCCTTCAGACGGTCGTATGGATTCTGCTTCAGCCTGTCAAACAATACTGCACGATTGAGTAAGGCTTTAAGACATTTATGGTAATTATAGATGGCACCGTCGCTGATTGGCTCTGCTGGTTTGCCAGCCTTGATGTCCGCATCCGACTGCGTCTTGGTAATCCGATGCAGGTATGCATCCCACTTGTAGATATTTTCCACCGTGAGGTCTTTCCATCGCCGGATGGTGTCGAAGTCATTCAGGCGCGTGAGCATCGTCTGGTAGTGCTGCATCGTACCTCCTGAATGGGTCAGCTGTTCGATTTGGTCTCTACACCAATCTAAGAAACTTGTGCTCGATTCGTCTGCTATCAGCATCCAGGCACGACGCTTGATGTCTGCCACATCGATAGTTCGCCCATCCTCTATGGCCGTATTAATCTCAGCCTCTATCTTTTTATATAAAATGTTCAGGCGCGTGCGTAAGGAATCAGCATCAGGACGGTTTACGATAGTTTCAGCCTTAAACTCTGATTTTCGCACTTTGATCCCTGTATTGATATAATAAGGTTTGCGATCCACGGTCACACGAACTTCCAGCGGGCCTTCACAGCCTGCCTTCGTGCGTCCACGATGATCCCAAACTATTGAAGTTGTTATCATATTCTTGTTTATTTGTTGGCTACGTTTCCCCGCCACATTTCCACTATGGGAAACACTTGGCAAAGATTCCAGCCGAAATATACCGATTTTTACTTATTTTGCATTTTCCTTTATTTCGATTCAAGGGTCCCAATCCCTTTTATTTAGGCGGTGGCCGCGTTTTTAGGCAGCAACACCACCTCTCCATCCGTGATCCGTTTGGGATTGCTGCGTGAATAATGGGGTCATTGTATATATAGTAGGTCAACAGGCGTTTCCACGGCATCAGATGGGGAAACGGATGGAGCATTACGGATATACAAACCGCCAAAATTATTATGATATATATATGTATCATACGCGCAAGGAATCTTTTTTATCATGACCTTCAGCTGTGCCAACAGGAAATGGATAATCCATTATATTGTTAGCATCAATGATACGACGAAGTTCTGCGATACGGTGCAGACGTTCTTCAGCAAGTCTTTCGAGGTCGGCTATTCGTTCTTCTTTAGTCTGAATGATTTCATCCTTTGCAGCGAGTTCGCGCTTTAAGGATGCGATAGTCTCATCAGACTTTGCAAGCAGTGCATTGATATAACTGGAGAAGTCGGGCTGAAGCGGCTCGGCTTTTCTTTTTGCCATCACTTCACGATCAGGATTGTTGCCTTCGATAAATTCTTCATCAGGAACATTTTCAAGCAGCATATATTCACTTTTGCCAAGCATATATTTCACGTTCAGCTTTCCACCTGATACACGAGCCAAGGCATTCATTGTATCTGGTGAAACTTTCTTGGTGCCATTGGTGTAGTTGGAAATCAACCCTGGCTGTATTCCGATCTTGGAACACAGGTCTCCTTTGTTTCTTGCGTAACCTTCATCCAACAGATAATTGAAGGCTCTCAGGAAGGGAGCATTCCACTTTTTTCTTTCTTCGATTTTCTGTTCAGAATCCATATTTACACCACTTTTATCTTAATTAATATTAAATTTATACCGCTTTTGTACCATGTTTGTACCAAACTTTGTATATTTGCACCCGAAAGTAAGTAAGTAAACAAACAACGAGGCAAGAAAATAGCCGTCAGACGGGAGGCCGTCTTTTCACAAGCGGATAACCGCCAATTTGCGAACACTTTGCGAGGGTGTCGGATTGCAAATATACGGCTTTTTCTGCCAAGTTGTAACAAAGTAAGTAAACTATTAAGTAAAATTAAGAAACGTATGGTTAAGGAAAAAGTAGGAAGAGACGACTGGAAGCAGCTGAAAGTTGGCGAGACTGGCGTGTTCACACTGCCTGACGAAAGGGCGATTGAGTGTGCACGTGTTGCTGCTCAGGATGTGAAGAAGTACGACCATTATGAGTTTGAGCGTATCAAGGTGGCTGAGCCGCTGACAATCGCTTTTAAGCGCGTGAAGTAATGGACAGAATGCTGAGAGCAGAGATTGTGGCGGAGGTCAGGAAGTCAATGACTGAGATTCTGGAGGTGGCCAATGAGCGATGGCTCACGGGCGATGAGCTGTGTGAGCAGTTCCAGATGTTCTCGAAAGGTTGGCTGAAGGCTTATGGCGACCGCCTGCCACGACAGCGTGCAGAGGTGATGGATGATGGTGTGAAGACAAGCCGCTGGGCATATCCGCAGCACAAGATCGCCCGCATGATTCAGGATGGAACAATAAAACAACTTTAAGGTCAACAGTAATATGTGTTTGAACATAGGCTTTTTTAATCACAGATTAACCAAACCCCAGACCGCCGCGAGGTTCGCTGGTTTTCAGAAGACCCAATATTACAGTTAATTCATATATCAAGATTTTTTAGTTAGACACAAATTTGACTATTTGGCACCGAGCGCGGTGACCTCCCATTCGGATTAATAATGAAGTTTTACTATTATTCCCTGCCATCCGTGAGGCCCGCAGGTTTTACGAAGAAACTACAATCAATCATCAGGATATTCGGGGAAGTAGCTATAAGAGGGTAGTCCCTCACTGGTTAGAGCAACGTCGTGGACGTTAGGTTGTCGGTTCGAGTCCGGCTTTCCCCACAAACATAACAGAGGCACCCGCAAGGGAGTTACGAGATGAAATCTCATAGGTACTCAGAAACGGCACGGGGAAGCTAACCTGCAAGCGAGCAGACCACTGGCCCATCATGATGAAAGACTGGAGATATTGTTTCAAAGGTTGGACATCCCGAAACAAATAAATAGCCGGACGAGAGGCAATGCGCGATGCAAGCGTAACCGTACCAGCAGCACCATCAGTGATTGACGGGCTGACAGCACCGAAAGGTTTGGGGACAATGGAGGCCTGTTGTGACGTGTCACAGATGTAGAAAGTAGCCATGCTTGGCAGTGCGATTCAAATCAAAACAAGCGCGTAGCAGATATTGAGAGTGTCGAAGATATGTGATTTATCAAGATTATATTTAATGATTGAGATAGTGCCCGTGCGAGCAATCGTGCGGGCTTTTAATATTGCCGTGTAGTTCAGATGGTCAACGAGGCTCACTTGTAGGATTCGTCCTACATACTGAGAGAGGTCGCCGGTTCGAGTCCGGCCACGGCAACAAAGAATAACTCTAAAACTTCAGAATCATGAAACAGAATCATTTAAGCGAGGACGGAGAGATGCGTTACATTCTTCGTCAGATTGGTTTCGGTGCCGTGCTTGGCATCGCATTTCTCAGTGTGTTGTATATCGGTGGGCTGCTGGCTCACTTGGTGAGTGGGCTCTAACCCTTTATAGTAAAAAGGGTAGTGACCTTTATAGTAAAAAGGGTGTCACCCTTTATAGTATAAACGTATTTAATCAGTATATCAATGGAATTTCAAGGAAGAATTGCAAAGGTGTTGCCGGTTCGCTCAGGGGTGAGCCAGCGCACGGGCAACGAATGGAAATCGCTGCCATTTATTTTTGAGTATTTCGAGCATGACAGTGACCGCTATGCCGACAGCGTTCTGCTGGAGACATTCGACACCAAGGTGATCGACAACCTGAAGGAAGGGATGGAGGTACGATGCGGATTCGGGCACAAGACGCGAGAGTTCACGAAACAGGACGGCACGACAGCCGTCATTAATGACTTGCGCCTCTACAAGATCGAAAGCGTCCGCAAGGCACAAAATCAGATCGCACAGCAGGCGAACGGTCAGTCGGTAGGGCAACAGCCCACGACACAACAGCAAGCCCCATTTCCGCCACAGGTAGATCAGTACGGCAACCCAGTTCAACCCATTAACCCAGATGACGATGACCTTCCATTCTGACGAGTTTTTCAGCGAGTGGTGGCCGACAGAGGTCGCCACTCTCAATTCTGAGAGCGTATGATCTACGAAGATATAGTAAGAGCCGTCGGCAATGCCGCTGCCATCTTCAAGCTCGTCTGTGGTGTTGGAAATAATGCCGCGTGGCTGGTGATGATGCACAGTTACGACCACGCCAAGCGATGTCGCGCCTTTCATAAGAGTCTGCCAGGTGGTCACAAAGTTGGCTGGTACTTCAAGAAGGCGGTCAACGATTTCAAGCTCTACGAGCGCAACCTGCTGACCACCCAGACGAACCGTATGTTCCATATGGCCGACATGACGGGCGACGTAAGGCGCAAGTATGGTGACATCAGCGATGCCGAGTACTACGAGTTTTGGAAGGGCGTTGGTGGTGTGGCTTACGAGCGCACCAAACCGCTGATCACCTCGCTCTGGAATAAGTACCGCGTGAGCCTCGTTCAGCACGACGTGAAGGACGCTGAGCATGTTGCCTGGGTAATGGCAGCACAGGCCGCGCTCGACCTCGCAGGAGCCATGTATGAGAGTGCCATGAAGGAATGCGAGAACGGGCTGGAGTTGCATCGCAAGGTACTCGACGAGGTGTTCAGCCAGTTCTCCTTGAAGACCATTTCAAAGGATTGGATGCGAGCACTCATGCTTCTCGCCCCTGAGACCGACCCCATCAAACTGTCAGACGTGGAAGAAAGAAACATCGACCTCGGCCTGCAACAACTCATGGAGGCGTGGCTTGATCCCGAATTGCTCTACTCGTCAGCATCAGGAGCCGTTGACGACTTCAAGGAGATATTCGCCACGAAAGGATTCGTGAAGAAGGTGCAGCGCGAGATAGCCGAGGTGCAAGCCGAAACACTGAGAGAAATCAATAAGGAACTATGAACGAAGAAAATAAAATACCACTGCCAGGTGAGCCAGAGCCAGTGCCAGATTTGCTGAAGTACCGCAAATGGTTCGGTACTCCGACAGATGGACTGCTGCTCGACTTTGCCAAGCCATACACACCGCCAAAATGGACGCTGTGTCACAACGGCATCAACTTTGCCAAGCGTGGTGACCTCCACATTGTTGGAGGTAAGTCAGGACATGGCAAGACAGCCTTCATGTCGCAGATCATGGCGGCTATCCTTTGCGGGAGGTTTGGCAATATGACATGTCAGATAGAAGGTGAGCCTGTTGTGCTATATATCGACACAGAGCAGTCAGAAGATGATACCATTGCCATTAAGAACCGCGTCTGCACGTTGGCTGGCATACCTTACAATGTACCACAACAACGCTTCAAGGTAGCAAGATTGCGCGATACGGTGCAAGTAGATGAACGCTACAAGCAAATCCTTCAGCTGATGTGGGAGATAAAGCCCGATGTGGTATTCATCGACGGACTGCTGGATATTGTAAACGACTACAATGCACAAGACGAATGCTCCAACGTCATCCGCGACCTCATGGCTTACTCCACGGCACTGAATATGTCTATGTGGTGTGTACTGCATGAAAACCCGATGACCGACAAGCTGGTTGGTTCGCTCGGTTCTATCGCTGAGCGAAAGGTGACGGAGGTATTCGTTATCCGTAAGCACAAGGCACCCCATCAGGACAAACGCTTCAATAATTTCCCATCAGTATTCTTCGAGATCAAGCAGACCAAGGCTCGTGGTAAAGACCAAGAGGACTGGTACTTCGTCGTGGAAGACCGTGCGATGGGCTGGGGTGTACCTGTAGAACTGGGAGCCACCAACGAAGAGCCTGCGACGAAATTTGACCCGCAAGTGTTGAAGGAATGGATAACCAAACGACAGTATGATGTCGAATGGCCTGCCACTCGCACGGACATCTACAGCAGCATCTTCAAACCCGAAGGTGTGACTGACGAAGGCGACCAGAAGGAAGCCATGAAAGTATGTATTAACAGCCGATTCTTCTTGGAACAATCCAAAGAAGAGATGAAGCCAGGGCAGAAGGTGCCAAGGCTGAAGATTAACGAAGAATTGATATTACCAATGTAAACGACTATGGCAACAAGAAAATACAATTTCAAGAAAGAGGACGGCAAGATACCAGAAGGCATTCCGTTCAGAGAAGGTGATGTGATAACTTATGTTGACATCAACAGCAAGGCTAACCCACCTGTAGTTACTCAGAAGAACATCATCATGCTGAAACGTATCAGAGCGGAACAACATTGTGACATCTTCGGCACGGCAGCACTAACAATCGCTGATGGTGAAAAGCCATATATCGAAGTGCCAAAAGATGAAGAATGGTCAAGGGTGTGGTTTAATCACGATAAGATACGGCCAGCCACTTGGTTTGAACTGCTTCAGTTCAGCCGTGCGCTTGTTCAAGCTGTAAAGGCTGGCAAGACCATTATGGACGTTGAGCTGCCTGAATCCCAAAAAGGAATGATATAAATGTGCGTGTAGTTAGGATATTAATGATAATATCCTAACCGCATGCGCACGCAGGCGTAACGCGCAAGGCAGGCACGCCCCAAGTGGCCGCCTTTGTGTGATGGCGGTCACGGAAATGGGGCTGTATGTGCCACAGGGAGCCTTGCGCCCGCGCACGTTTATGGTTTTACAGATAATCGACTCCAGATGACTGCCGAAAACATTCTTTGCAAACATTTCGGCAAATCTTTATAAACATTTTGCGAAATCTTTGCAAAGAATCGAAAATCGGCTACTGAGAATATGAACTCCAAACTAACCGACCATGCCAAAGATCAGTGACGACATCATCAGGACGGTACTTGAACAGGCGAAGATTGAAGATGTCGTAGGCGACTTCGTGACGCTCCGCAAGGCTGGCGTGAACATGACGGGCATCTGTCCGTTTCACGACGATCAGCACGACGGCAACTTCATCGTGAGACCTTCGACGATCTCAGAGAAGAACCACGGCAACACCTACCGCTGTTTCGTGTGCGATGCGAAGGGCGGTCCCGTGCAATTCCTGATGAATGCGGAGCACATGACCTTCCCCGATGCCATCCGCTACCTTGGCAAGAAGTATTGCATCGACGTTGACAACATCCCGCTCAACTGGACACCACCGCCACCACGACCCGTACCGCCACCACCGCCACCGCTGGCAATGGAGCGCAAATGGGTGAAGCAGTTGATGACGGGGTACAATCAGAACAACTTCACGCTGTGGTATGGTCGGCTCCCTTGGAATGAGCACCAGCTGGCGAGGATGAAGCAGACGCTGTGGGAATATTGCGTCGGCTGTTGGCATGATGGGCGCGTGGTGTTCTGGCAGATAGACCATGAGGGCATACCTCGCGCGGCAAAGCTGATGAAGTACCTGCCAGACGGTCACAGATACAAAGAGAAGAAGGGCGAGAAGAACGCGACGGGATGGCTCTACAACCAGGACGGCTACCGCGATGCCTGTCAGCCACAGGATCACACCATCTTGCATCCGCTCTTCGGTGCTCACCTATTGAAACGATACCCAGAGGCGAAGGTGAACGTAGTGGAATCGGAAAAGACCGCCCTCATCATGGCCAACTACTTCGGCAATCCCGATCAACAGTTGTGGTTGGCTTGTGGCGGTCTGAAGTTCCTGAAGATAGAGTCGATGCAACCGCTGATAGACCAAGGGCGAACGGTGTGGCTCTGGCCCGACAAAGATGGTGTGAAAGGTTGGGAAGAGGTGGCCGACAAACTCGGATCTCCAAACGTGCAAGTATATACCAAATTCTTCGATGCCTGCTGGGAGCCAGAGGACGGTGACAAAGCCGACATTGCTGACATCGCTGTGAGGATGCTCTATCATCCAGATTGGGTGCCAAGAGAGGTGGAAGAGCAGGGCGTGACCAACCAAAACGCTACGGCCTCCGACCAAAGCGGCGAGACCCTGCCACCACCGCCAGAAGGTGTCAGCGAAGCGGAATGGCTGGAGCACCTGGCAATCCTGAAGCAGATCAGCGACTACGACATCATCCATCCGCAAGACGAACCAATGATCGACCCCGAAGAACTCCGCGACCCACAACTTCATCAGTGGCGCGAGGTGTTGAGACAAAAATATAACTTCAATAAATCAAGAAACAATGAGTGAAGAAAAGAAAGAAGGCTACGAGCTGCTTCAGACCAAGGTATCGACCAAGGCGGCTGAACGGCTGAACCGCATCGCACGAAACAGAGGCACCACAACCTACGGACTCATCCAGCTGGTATGTCAGTTCCTGATCCGCACGGCATCGGGCGAGTACAACCTGAGCGACGAGATCAATCGCCTGCTGACGTTGTTCCATCTTGAGCCGGGCTGGAAGGATGCCTACAACTCATGTGACCCGACAGCCGACACCGAGATAGCACAAGAGATTCTGATCCTTCAGCAGCCAGGGCGCAGAGGGTTCGGGGCCGTAATGGTCAACAAGCCATTCATGGGAGCGTGGACGGAAACGGAGTGCGTTGACGACATCATCGAGCGCATCATCGAGGTGTGCGCCCCAGGTGTGCATAAGCGGCTCAAAAGGCTGTGCGAGATACACGAGTCGGAATCCATACTGGAGCTGTTGGTGTTGCTTACCGATGCACAGGTCATCGTCGATCTCGACGAGGCAAACCGTCAGGAGATTCAGCAGGCCGACAACATCATGAGCAACGGACGTGCGATGGTCTATGGCGCACGAACACGACGCAAAAAGCATTATGATCCTGATACTATGCCACAACAGATCGTCTTTGAGGACTTCGACCGCGACCTTGGAACTGAGCAACTTGACGAGATAGAGGGCTTGCACCATGATACCAGATGACGAGCCGTTCAAGTATGCGGAGCCACAAAAGCCCAGCAAGCCCAATCCAGAACTGGAGAAACAGTTATACGCAATGGGATTCAGACCCTTTGGAATAGAATGGTGACACTAACAAAAGACCGCAAGGGCGACACATGGATCATCACCCGCACCGACGCTGAAGGGTTCCATCGCCAACTGAACCTCACACGCGATGACCTGTTGCACCTGATGAACTTAATTATTCAATCGGACGTATGAAGAAGAAAGTAAATCGCAATGCGAAGCACTTGATGTACATGTCACTGTTCAATACCAATGAGTGGCATGAACTGAGGGCGAGGAAGATTGCGGAGTGTCATGGGTTGTGCGAGAGGTGTAGGCGTGAGGGTATCGAGAAGGGAATATTGCCGGACGGTTATATCACGCCTGCCAAGACGGTACACCATATCCAGCCCGTGGAAGGGGTGGCGGATGAACCAGCCGAGACGCTGCTGGAGAGGATGAAGGCGAGGTGTTTCGACTACAACAACTTGATCCTGCTTTGTCCTGACTGTCACCATCGGACGCATGAGGAGATGAAAAGCCACTGGCGACAGGCATCGCGCACCATGCCGAAGGACAGGACGGATAGTGAGCAGCAGCAGAAAATGAAGGCGTTTGCCGAGAGGATTGGCGGTAAGTATGAGCCGACGAAGCGGGGCATCCGCAAGACGCGGTTCGGATGGGTGACGAAAGATGAGTACAAACAAAAGACATCGGAGCAATTCGAGAAATGGAAACAACGATTGAACAATGGACCTAAAGACACTCAGGGAACGTCAGGCGTGGACGCTGACACAAAAGATTGACCACTCGCTCGGAGTGATAGACCAGTTCGCCAGCCACTTCGACGGGCAGGTGTACGTGTCATTCAGTGGTGGCAAGGATTCAGTGGCGATGCTGTCACTCGTCGAGGTGATCATCCCGCGAGTCAAGTGCATGTTCGTGATGACCGGCTGCGAGTCGCCAAGCGTTTGCCGATTCATCCGGCAACTGAAAGCCGATGGCAAGGACATCGACATCGTGCGACCCCGCAAGACCTTGAAGCAAGTCTTTGCCGAGTATGGATTCCCGCTCGTCAGCAAGAAGGTGAGCCACCAGATACAATGTGTCCGACGCAACCCCTATTGCCAGTCGAGCCGCGAACTGCTCCGACGCGACAACAAGTATTGCATCCCCGAACGATGGATGTATCTGCTCAACGAACCCTACGAGGTGAGTGCCCGCTGCTGCCACTGGCTGAAGCATCTGCCAGCCTACGACTACGGCAAGCAGACAGGGCGACACCCGTACATCGGACTGTTGGCACATGAGAGTTATCAGCGCACGCTCGGATATATCCAGCAAGGCGGTTGCAACTTCTTCGGTTCTGAAGGTAAGCAACACCCGCGCTCCCTGCCCCTGGCGATATGGACCGATGATGACGTGTGGGCATACATCCGCGACCGACACCTCGCACTGCCAGACATCTATGAGAAGGGTGCAAGGCGAACAGGTTGTATGGGCTGTGGCTTTGGTGCCCACATCAACAGCGACGGCATCGACACCCTCAAGCGACTATGGCCTAAGTGGTACAACCTCATTATGAGTTACGAGAACAATGGCGTGACCTATGGCGAGGCATTGAATAAAGCAATCGACAAAGCACATGGAAACGATAACAGTATATAAACTATTCAGACGTGACGAGGTGGGCATCCATCCGCTATTCATAGACAAGTTCGTATGTCTGCCGATGGGCGAATGGTTGGAAGCCAGGGCACCAAGCGACGATGCGCTATCGTATGAGCCTGAAGGATATTCACTCATACATCTGTATCATCAGCGAGCGATGGAGCGACGAACCAAGAAGCCGATAGCCAAAGATGTGTGCCGTGCTTGCACAATGTTCTGCCGATGGGTACACATCACCACCGACAAGCGAGGCAAGCGACACTACCATGACATCGGCATCGGTTCCGATGGTCAGGTGCTCCGCTTCGCCCACCGTCCAGGCTGGCACTCGTCGGCCACGCCATCGCTGCCAGCGGTTGACATGACCGGCAAGGTGTGGGCTGAGTGCCTGATACCTGCCGACGACTACTACACCTTGCACCGCAACGTGAGCGGACTGAGCCGAACGCATGAGCCTATCGACTGGTTCATCTCCAGCAAATTGTTAATTGTGAAGACCCTGCCACAGCCCACCACACTAACGTAGGCGCGAGGCATATCGAGGACAAAGGGATACATCAACAACTTTTGAAACGCGCTTAGAAGCCACGAAAAGGGCATCAGTCGCCCGAAATCCGCATCATCGCTGACCCCGGGGGCACTCTTTTTTCTTCAAGCCCTTTTATTCCCAAAT